TACAGAAATTGTTATAAATAATTATGAGAATGGCGAATATCTTTTAAAATTTATTGATACTAATGAAAATGAGTCTGTTTCTGCAACTTCTGTTGTTGTTAATAAATTAATTTCTGGGGATGACAAAACCTTATCTATAAGAGAAGATTCTGCTTTTTCTGGAGCAAAAGTAAATATGATTAAGAATAATTCCCTTAATGCTTTAATTCTTACAAGTGGAACAAATTTTGATTCTCTTACAAATGTAGATAATCTTACAACTGCTACAGAAACTTTTGCCACTTTAGATCTTGTTTCTGGTGGTATATCTGATACTGGTAATTATACTTTTAATGCCAACGACCTTGATCTTGGTGGAGCTTTTAGATTTGAAGTAACAACTCATATTAAAAAATCTGGATTTACCACAATTACTTTATGGGACGATTACACCGACTTAATGGACACTTGGCCTGAAAGTAATTTTACTGGTACTGGTGAAACAGGGGAAAGTGCAACAGTTACATTTAAGGTCGCCAAGAGTCAAACAGGTACAGCTAGTACAAGTTTTGAAACCTTTACTAATACAGAGATGACTGCAAGAACTATATCTTTTAAAATTGATGTTTTAAATGATAGTGGTTATAAAAACGTTGCTATCAGTGAATTAGGTGTAAATTTAATATTTAAAGCTAGAACTGAAAGAAGTATTGATAATGCAAGTGCAACAAATGGTATTCTTACAAGTTCTGGAAGTGGTGCAACTACTGTAACTTTTGCAAAAAAATTCTTCACAGGAACTACTGCTGTTGGTGGCAGTACATCAGCTTTTAATCCTGTAGTTTTTATAAATTTAAATAATATGCAATCGGGTGATTTCTTTACTATTGATAGTGTAAGTACAAGTAATTTTGTTGTATCTGTAAAAAATGGATCTAGTTTTGTAGCTAGAAATTTCACATATAGTGCTTTTGGTTATGGTTCAGGCTAAACTAGTAATTAAAAAAAGAAAGTAAAATGACAAAACCAGCAGATTATGTAGTAGATAATGATACAGGAGCAAATGTCCGTACTGATTTAAATAATCTTTTTGAAGCAATACGCCAAAACAACGGATATGGAAGTGAACCTACAATTAAATACAATTATATGTGGTATGCGAATACATCCTCTGATCGCATGGCCTTCTACAAAGCAAATGCGTCTGATAGAGTTGAATTTATAAGTTTGGTTAATGGAAATTTCTTTGGTCCTGATGGGTCTGTTTCTAGTCCAAGTTATACTTTTACAAATCAAGCCAGTACAGGTTTTTATAAAGCTGGTACAAATATTATAGGAGTTTCTAATAATTCAGTAAATACAGCATTATTTAATACTAATGGAACTGTTATTAAAGGCTTATTAGATGTCATACCAACTTCGGGTGTAGCAAATTTTAGTGTAAAAACTAATAGTTTAAATGATCAAGATTCTAATATAAACGTTATTGCTGATACAACTTATACTAGTGGTGGGTTTCAAATTAAAAGAAGAGCTGGTGCAAATGGATCTTCAGAATTAGTACACAGAGGTACAGGGGAGTTTATTCTTGATACTGATGAAGCAGCCGATATATTATTTAAAACAGACAGCACTTCAAGATGGCACATAAGTGGAGACGCTGCTGATGCTACTGGGTCTGAAACACTAGACACTAGAGGCTCATTAATTTCGCATGGCTCTAATGTTGAGCATTTTCTTACTGCAAGAGGTGCTGTATTTTTTAACAAAAGTGATGTATTTGAAGGACTAAGTTTAGTAAAAAATGGTACTACTTGGGGTACTGTTTTGCATATTAATAGACTTGCCGCTGCGGGTTTACCTGATACTGGAAGTACAGGTCGCTTGATTGAGTTTAATTATAATAATGGCGGTGTAGGTACAATAACAACTAACGGAAGTACAACAGCTTATAATACTGGTTCTGATTATAGATTAAAGGATAACATTGTCGATCTAACAGATGGTATAACAAGATTAAAAACTTTAAAAACTTATAGATTTAATTATAAAAATAATAGCTCATTGACAGTTGATGGCTTTCTTGCTCATGAAGTAACAGCAGTCCCTGAAGCTGTAACTGGCGTGAAAGATGATGTTGATAGTAATGGCAATCCAGTTTATCAAGGAATAGACCAATCAAAATTAGTTCCTTTATTAGTAGCTTCATTACAAGAAGCAATTGCTAAGATAGAAACATTAGAAACTAAAGTTGCTGCACTTGAGGGAAGCTAATGGCCATTATTGCTGGAACTTATGATTTTACTGTACAAAGAAGATCAGATCATAAGGAATTAATTAGACTAACTGACAGCACTGACGCTGCTGTTAATTTAACTGGTTTTACTATTGCCGCTCAAGTCTGGAATAAAGATAGAACTGGTAAATATGCTGATTTTACTATTGATTACACAAACAGAACTAATGGTGAATTTTCTATGAGTTTAACCCATGTCCAAACTTTACAATTCACTCCAGACGAATTAGTTTATGACGTTTTAATTTTAAATGGCTCTAACGAGCGAGAATATTATTTGGAAGGTAATATATTTGTAAGCGAGGGATACACTACTATCTAATGAGCAACATTAATATTACTCAAAATAAAAATACTGTTACTGTTAATGGTGAGACAAGAGTTGTTACTGTAAAAACAGCAGGGCCACAAGGAGCTTCAACTGCAATAAATTCAGATAATGCAGTTGATAATTCTATAGTGTATTATCACCAATCTAGTGGTACATTTAAAGCAGATGATACAACTACCAAACTTACACTCGTTAATGGGGGCAACTTTTAAATTATGGCTAATACTATAAGAATCAAGAAAAGAGCAGCCAGCGGTTCGGCTGGGGCTCCTTCTAGTTTATCTCCATCAGAATTAGCTTTTAATGAAGCAGATTTAAAATTATATTATGGTTTTGGTGATACTGGAAGTAATGAAGCAAGTTCAATAATTACTGTTGGTGGGTCTGGAGCTTTTGTAAGTAAGACAGCAACACAGAACGCAAATATTATATTAGCTGGCCCTACTACTGGAAGTGCCGCTGCTCCTACATTCAGAAGTTTGGTTGCCGCTGATTTATTAAAATTAAATGAATTTACTGCTCCTGATGGTGCTGTATCTTTAAACAGTCAAAAAATTACATCATTAGCAGATCCTACTGCCGATGGGGATGCTGCCAATAAAGGATATGTAGATGGTGTTGCACAAGGTTTAGATATTAAAGATTCTGTAAAAGTTGCAACTACAGCAAACATTACACTTTCTGGAACTCAAACTATTGATGGAGTTGCGGTTTCTGCTGATGAAAGAGTTCTTGTTAAAGATCAAAGTACTTCTTCTCAGAACGGACTGTATCTTTGCAAAGCAAGTACTTGGGCAAGAACTGATGATTTAGCTGCTGGTGTTGACGCTGCTGGAGCTTTTGCTTTTGTTGAGCAAGGTACTGTCAATGCTGATAATGCTTTTGTTTGTAGTTCTGATAAGGGAAGTGCTGTTGTAGGAACTAATAATCTAACTTTTGTACAATTTTCTGGTGCTGGTCAGGTCATAGCTGGCAACGGATTAGATAAATCAGGTAATACTTTATCTTTAGATCTTAAGTCAAATGGTGGTCTTGTTATTGAGTCAACTGAGTTGGCTGTAGATTTAGGTGCTAGTTCTATTACAAATACTCTTGCAATAGCAAATGGTGGTACAGGTGCAACAAGTGCTTCTGCTGCACGCACAGCCCTTGGATTAGTGATTGGCACAAATATTCAAGCATTTGACCAACAGTTATCTGACATTGCTGGTTTAGCTACTACTGATAGTGGAATTATTGTTGGAAATGGCTCAACTTTTGTTCTTGAATCTGGTGCAACTGCAAGGACTTCTTTAGGAGCACAAACTTTAGCGGCTGATTTAACAACATTATCAAGTTGCCAATCTGGAGCGGCTTCAGCTTTAGCTGCTTTAACTTCTACAGAGGTAGCAATTCTTGATGGTGCAACTTTAACAACCACTGAACTTAATTATGTTGATGGCGTAACTTCATCAATACAAACTCAATTAGATGCAAAACAAGCTGCTGATGCTGACCTGACTGCTTTATCAAGCTGCCAGTCAGGTGCTGCTACTGCATTAGCTTTATTAACATCTACTGAAGTTGCGATATTAGATGGAGCAACAGTTACAACTGCTGAATTAAATATTCTTGATGGTGTTACTTCAACCGCTTCTGAGTTAAATATTTTAGATGGAGTTACAGCAACAGCTACAGAAATTAATACAGCTTGTGATGGAAATACTTCTGCAACTTCAACAACTCTTGCTACAGGAGATCGTTTTGTAACTAACGATGCTGGGACTATGAAGCAAGTAGCACTAAGCGATTTGGTCACATTTCTTGAAGACGGATCAACTTCTGGGTTCGACATTAATGGGGGCACTTACTAAAATCAAATCATAGGGAGGTGAACCAATGGCAAATACAATTAAATTAAAAAATGGAAGCGGTAGCGATCCAAGTGCAAGTGATTTAGTAACAGGTGAAGTAGCTGTAAGAACCGATAATGGTAAATTATTTACGAAAAAAGATGATGGAAGCGTAGCTGAAATATCAGGAGGTGGAAGTGCTGGTCCTACAGGTCCGACTGGACCCACTGGCCCTGCTGGGGCTGCGGCAACAATAGCTGTTGGCAGTACAAGCACTGGAAATGCAGGGACAAATGCTTCTGTTGCTAATTCTGGATCGTCTAGTGCAGCAACTTTTGATTTTACTATTCCTCAAGGAGCCGCAGGGCCTACTGGACCGACTGGACCGCAAGGACCTCAAGGCCCACAAGGAAATACTGGAAATACTGGAAATACTGGACCAACTGGACCGCAAGGACCGCAAGGCAGTCAAGGCCCAACTGGACCAACTGGACCAACTGGACCAACAGGATCGGTCAATAATAATGCAAGTTTAATTTCATCAGGAACTTTAGCTAATGCAAGATTACCCTCAACAATAGATGTTTCAACACTAGAAGCTACAAACTTTCATTCGTCTGCTGCACCTGCTGGAACATTAAGTTCCGCTGGCTGGTCAGCATTTCACTCGTCAAGTTTTGAAGCAATAACTATAGTTAAAGGTGGAAGTGGATATGGAACTGCTTTGTTTATAAATAGATTAGCTTCTGCTGGCACAGGAAATATAGGCGAATTTCAATATAATGGTAGCTTTGTTGGTAGCATTAACACTAATGGAAGTACCACCACATTTAACACAAGTTCAGATTATAGATTAAAGCAAGATATAAGTTCTATAACTGACGCAACTACAAAATTAAAAACATTAAATCCAGTTAATTTTAAATGGAAAAATAATACAGATAAATTCGTAACTGGTTTTATCGCACACGAAGTACAAGAAACAACTTTTTTTGATGAGTTAGTAACAGGTGTAAAAGATGGAACTAGAACCAAATATGATGATTCAAGTGTTACTGAACCAGATTATCAAAGTGTAGATTATGGTAAATTCACACCAATGCTTGTTGCTGCATTTAAAGAATTGGAAGCTAGAGTTGCAGCACTTGAAGGAGGTAGTTGAAAGAATTTATACAGGAAATAAAAGTTCTTGATGATAAAGATTTAAAAATTATCAATGACTTTATAGATACTTTAAATTTTAATGCCAATACTGTCTTTGGTGAAGATGGAGAAGCTAGAGAAGATACAAGTATAAGATCTAGTACAGGAACATTTATGAACGAAAATAATTCAGAGACAAAATTATTACATGAAAAAATTAATACTGCTTTAATAAAATACAAAAATAGACTTTTTAATTATGATCTTGTTTTAGATAGCTATCCTGTTATCGGTGCAAAAAATACAAGTTCACATAGAGAAGATATACAGATTTTAAAATATACTGAATCACAAAAGTACAACTGGCATTTTGATGCTTGTACAGATCCAAACAGTAAATTTTATCACCGACAAGTTTCTTTAGTTTTATATTTAAAAGATAATTTTGAAGGAGGTGCAACTAAGTTTAAAATGTTACCGCATCACGAATACAGACCCAAAGCAGGGTATGGATTATTCTTTCCGTCAAACTGGTGTTTTACACACTGCTCAACACCTTTAGAATCAGGTGAAAAAAGAGTAGCGGTTACTTGGTACTACTGTATAGATAATCTAAATTAATTTTGTTACACTTAATTTAAACTTTTATTTATGGCTCGCAAAACAACAGAACAACTTCAACAAGAGCTTCAAGAACTACAAAAAAATTATGAGCAAGCTGTACAACTTCAACAAAACTGTAAGGAAAGAGCCATTGCTATTGATGCAATATTAAAAGATAGAGCAGAGGAAGAAACCGAAAAAAAGTCTATTGCGAAATAATAGAAAAGGAGTGTAGATACTGCGGTAAAGTGTTTGCTACAACAGAACAAAGAAGAAAGTATTGTTCTAATGCCTGTAAAACTAGATTCTATCGTAGAAAAAAAGCTACTTAGTCTGAGTGGTCATCTGTCTTGTCATTAAGCCCATAGTGACGTATAAAGGTGACAGAGCTACAATTAGTAGTAACAAAAGCACACTTGTAAATGAAAGTGCTTTAATTACGGCAAATTTTATCATGATTAGAAAAATTCTTGACGGTTTAACTATTTTATCCACAATTCTTACTTTAGGAATTTTAGGGGGTTCCTTCGTAACATACAGGTACATCCAATCTCCTCAACTACAACAAAAGGTTATGAATAAAATACTTGGGGAGGTAAAATCACTACTTCCAAATTTATTAGATAAAGGTTTACCTGATATGACAGGGCCATCGGTAGGTGTACCAAAAGGTAAAGATTGGACTAAATTTTAAATTTGTACAAGTTTAATGGTGACACTTCTATGAATAATACTATTAAGGGTATAGCAGTAGGACTTGGAACTGTTTTAGTCGCTTCTAATTTTTATACAATTAGTTTATTAAGCAAGAAATCTAATCTACCTATGTTTGATCTGCCTGTTAGCAAATATTATACTTACGAGATTGAAGCTGATATGAAGGGTTATAGAATCAGACACCGTATGCACGATCCAAAAATAATTGCATCAATAGAATCTAGTAAGAAACCAGCAG